GATGAAGTAGCGAGGGACGGGGAATTTATTCGTGTTCCGATGACTGTGGCCCATCGTAAGGCGGTTGATGCCGTGAAGTCTGGGCAGCGGGAACTTAGTGTCGGGTACAATACCGACATTGAATTTGAAAATGGCGTGTCCCCTACTGGGGAGCAGTATGACGCGAAGATGACGAACATCGTTGTTGACCATGTAGCTATTGTTCCAAGGGCTCGTGGCGGCACTGAATTGCGCATCGGTGATTGGTCCTCCGCCGATAGTAATTACTCATCCCGAGGGCTTAACACAAAGGAGGGCAATCACATGCCTGATGTAAAACTGACGACCGTTACAGTGGACGGCTTTTCTGTTGAGACCACCGATGCCGGTGCGCAGGCCATTGCGAGGTTGAGCAAAGACCTGGCGGACGAGCGTGCATCGAAGGCCAGGGCCGAGACCGCCCATGCCGAAGCACTCAAGGCCAAAGACAAAGAGTTGGCAACCAAAGACGCCAAAATCGAAGAGCTTGGCAAAAAAGTCATGTCCGATGAAGCGATGGACAAGGCCGTTAAAGATCGCGCTGATCTGATCACTACAGCCAAGGGCATTGCTGACGTGGATTATTCTGGCAAGACTGCTGACGACATTCGTAAAATGGCTGTCGTTGCCAAGCTCGGTGCTGATTCAGTCAAGGACAAGTCAGCCGACTACATCGCGGCTCGCTTTGACATTTTGGCAGAGGATGCCGGTGCTGACCCTGTGCGGAGGGCGCTGAAGACTGGCGACAAGTCGAAAAAAGAAACCGTGGATGCGTATGATGCCTATGTCGAACGCATCTCAAATGCCTACAAAGGCGAAACCACGAAGGAGACACACTGATGCCCACTGTACAAAGCACTTATTCTGACAATATCCGCGCTGCAGTAGCGGGGATGATCGCCAATGAAGAGCCTTGCACGCTGATTTCACGAAATGTTGAAACAGAAGCGGGCATTGGTTTTGGTGTTGGCGTCATGCAGGGAACAGAGGACAAGCAGTGCGTGATCTCTGATGGCTCAACCTTGCTTGGTATCACGGTGCGGGAACGCTCTGTTGATCCTGCTACGCCGAACCTGTTTGCCGAAAATGAATCAGCGCGCATTATGACCAATGGCGTGGTCTGGGTTCTGAATTCTGGTGGTGTGTCTGCCGGTGATCCTGTTCACGTTCTGGCAGCAGGCGCGTTTTCAAACACTGGCGGCACTCTCATCGAAAATGCTCGGTGGGATACAACCGCTGTAACAGCAGCACTTGCTCAACTTCGACTCGGCTCGCCCGTTGTCGGCGCGGCATCCTAAGGAGGACTGACAATGCCTAGAGAAATTATTGATGCACAAGCCGCAATGGGGTTCGTTGTTTCGCAGACGAGCCACATCGAGCAAACCGTTTACCAGACCGCCTATCCGGACATTCAGTATCCGGGGTTGATTCCGGTGGACACTTCAGCCCATCCGTTTGCCAAGTCAGTGACGTTTTATAGCTCTGACAAATTTGGTAAAGCGGATTGGATCAATGGTAACGCGGACGACATCCCGCTGGCAGGAACGGAACTCACGAAATTCGAGACTCCGGTTTATACCGCAGGGATCGGCTATTCGTACGGCTGGGAGGAAATCAATCAGGCGATGATGCTTGGCCGAAATCTCACCGCCGATGACGCGATGGCTGCCCGTCGTGCTTACGAGGAGATGGTGGACCGCGTAGCCTTGTATGGCGATGATGAAAAAGGCTTTGTTGGCGGCCTGTTCAATTACCCCACAGTGACTGCAAACGCGGTGACTAATGGTGATTGGGCAGGAAGTGGAACAACGCCCGACATGATCATTCAGGATGTGAATGATTGCATCGCTCACGTTCAGGTTGATACCAATGATGTTCGAATGGCGGATACCCTCGTACTTCCGTTCACCAAGTGGAACCTGATCGCCTCTACTCGCCTGACCGATACATCGATGACAATTCTGGAGTTTGTACGTCGTAACAACGTGTACACCGCCCAGACCGGTCAGCCGTTGATGATCCGATCCGCGCGAGGGCTGGACACTGCCGGCGTTGGCACTTCCCCTCCCGAGGCAAGGATGATCGCGTATCGCCGATCTCCGGAAGTGCTGAAACTGCACATCCCGATGCCGCACCGGTTCCTGCCTGTGTATCAGGATGGACCGCTGCGCTGGGTAGTGCCCGGTGTGTTCAGGTTGGGCGGATTGGACATTCGCCTGCCGAAAGAAGTTTCATACTGCGACGGCATTTAAGCGGGGATTGAATAATGAAATTGATCAATAAATCAAAGCGGGCGCTTGGGCTACCCGGTGCCAATCGTTCAATCATCTTGGGCGTTGGTGAGGTAAAAGAGATCGGTGCAGAGGATGCAAAAGTTATCCGGAAGCACCGCATCTCTGCCAACTGGTTGCATCAAGGTCTGATCGAGCTTTCGGAAGCTAGCGCGAAGACTCCGAAGCCAAAACTTGAGCCAGGCCTGACAGCCGATCCGGTAGACGAACCTGTTGTAATCTCTCAATCAGGAGTTGAAATCAGGCCCAAAGGAAAGGGCTGGTATCAGGTCTTTGTTGCAGGTATCGAGGTTTCACAGGGGAGCCTGAGAAAGGCCGATGCTGACGCATTGGCGGCGGAGTATGAATAATGGCGCTCGTCGTCGAGGACGGGACTTGCGTTGCTGGTGCTAATGCATTTGTGAGCAGGGCAAATTTCATTGCTTTTGCAGCATTGTATTACCCGTCAACAACGGTGCCAGATGATGAAACCACGGATGGAGCCATCGCCCGCAGCAGCTTATGGCTTTCCACCTTCCCCGTTTGGGATGGCACCCGTGCCTGTGATTGCGGCTCCCTTTTGGCGTGGCCCAGAAGTGGAGTTACCGATTGCTCCGGGTGTGCGATTGATGCCGATGTAATTCCCGAAGCTCTCAAGCAGGCCACGTACATTGCGTCATTGGCAGAGTTGACGACCCCTGGAGTACTGACACCCTCCATCACGCCGGGACTACAAGCCAAGCGTGAGAAGGTGGACGTGATCGAGGTTGAGTACATGACCGCCATGGATCAAGGGATTTACCCCGGCAGGTACAATCCTGTTACCGCCCTGCGCCCTGTGCTGACTCAGGTTCAAGACCTGCTCAAGTGTATGGCCGTCTTTCCCGGAGGGCCGGCAGTTCCGTGGCCGTTTGTTGTCTGATGGTAGCTTTTGAATTTCTCGGATTGTACTTTTGCAGAATCGGAGATTTAACGAGCGCCCGATTTTATGGGGTTCGTTTGGATATAGTCGGAAATATTGGGACATTGACCATTATGCGCCTTGGGCTGTGCGGGGTAGGCTGGCGTATGGGTTTTTACAAAGGTGAATGATGGCAGCGTTTGATTACACAAGGCTCAAGATACAAACAGTCGAACCGTTGCTGGAGCGGTTCGGGAAGACTACCAGCGGAACACTGATCAAGCCCGGCGTACCGAGCGGGCCTCCCTACAATCCTGTTCCGGGCGTACCTGTCGAATACCCTGTTACCGTGGTTCAGACAGAGTACCAGTTGAAGGACATTGACGGGACTTTGATCCAGCAGGGGGACAGGAAGTTTTTGGTCAGCACGAAAAACGCACCGGAGCCAGCCAAGCAGGACACGCTTAGAGTAGAGGGTATAGTCTATCAAATCATCAACATCAAACCATTGGCGCCGGGTCCGGTAACGATGATGTGGACTTTGCAGGTGAGAAAATGACAAAGCAAAAGCCAACTGAAAAGAAAGAGCCTTGTCGCAAGTGTGCTGCTGCGCGCGAAAGAATGAAACGATTTTTCGGGATCAAGGGTAAAGGTACGAAAAAATGAAGCCAATCAAAATCGAAGGCGTTGAAGAGGTGAGCCTTGTGATCCGTAGTGTAAATGGCATCGACACCATTTTCACTACGGATGGCAAGATTCTTGCCAATCAAGGGGCGGCGGGACATTTTTATTACATTGGAGACAATCCACGGTATAAAACTTTCAGAACTGCCTTTTTGGTGGACGGGAAGAAAGTTGATACCGGCGCTGCGCTCAAGGGGTGAAAATGTCCAATATCACTGCGTTGCCCGACAAGCAGGACAAGATGCAAGCCGAACTTGAAAAGTTGAAGCGTAATCTTGAGTTGGTCGATCAAGCTGCGGTTGCCATTGCCGCGTCTCGCAAGAGGCAATTCGACGCCCACATCAAGGCCGGGTTCACGGCAGAGCAGGCGCTGACAATAGTCAAGGGCCTATTCTGATGACGGCAAGCCGTTCCCAAATCTTGCGCCTGAGTGAAAAGCTGGAAGGCCCTACGGCCAAGGCATTTCGTGAAGCTGTCGCGCAGATACGTTCGCGCGCGAGGATTGACCGGCTTGCGGCAGCTATTGAAGCGGGAGATATCGAACGGGCTTTTCTGGAGGCTGGAATGCGCGAAGGCTCATGGTCTTCTGTCACAGAGACAGTCAGGGCGTCTTATGTCGAGGCGGGTATTTTTTCGATGGCTGCCAACGTACCAAAGCGCTTCGGAATGACTTTCAATATCACGAATCCCCGCGCGGAGGAGTGGCTCAGAAGTCACTCATCAAAATTTGTGACACAGATCAATGCTGAACAAAGATTGTCGATCATGGAAGTGATGAAGCAAGGCTTTGCCGAGGGGAGAAACCCTCGAAGCACCGCGCTGGATATTGTTGGCAGGATTTCACCACAGACAGGAAGACGCGCGGGGGGAGTGATCGGGCTCAATGGCCCGCAGTCTGATGCCGTTATCAATGCACGACGCCAGCTTGAAAATCTAGACAGCGCTTATTTTCAGAGAGTGCGACGCGACAAGCGATTCGACGGGATTGTTCGCAAGGCCATAGACAGTGGCACACCTATGGGAGAGTCCGAGATAAACAAGATCATCGGGCGTTATGAGGACAGACTTTTACAACTGCGCGGAGAGACAATAGCGAGAACAGAAACACTCGCCAGTCTCAATGAAGCCAGCGATGAGGCAATACGACAAGCCGTTGATGCCGGGCTTACGCCTCGCGATGCCGTAACAAGAATCTGGCGGCACAGTTTTTCCCTGAATGAGAGACCTGGGCATCTTGCGATGAGCGGTCAGGAACGCGGGCTTGATGAGCCTTTCCAGAATCCACATACAGGAGCGATGCTGATGCATCCGGGAGATGGCGAGGCGAGCGAGGTGATTAACTGCTTTGACGGTGATACAGCCTTGTCATACGATTCTTGCAAAAAATCCATCCGTAGCGTTTACGATGGAGAGTTGATTACGGTAGAGACCACCCGTGGCCACAAGTTGACCGGCACCCCGAATCATCCCGTAATGACAAACGCCGGATTGATCCGTTTGGATCAAGTGCAGCATACCACTAATCTTGTCTGCTGCGGCTTGGAGAACAATCTTACCGGTAGTTTTGACGTAGATCACGTGCCAACCACCTTTCAAGAGTTGCACGATGCGCTTGCTGTAGTAGGGATGCGTATGGGGGTGATTAGGGCTCCCGTGAACCTCTATGGCCGTGTTGCCAATAGCCAGGTCGATGTTATACGGGCCGAAGGCTTTCTGCGGGATACAAATGTGCCCGGCGTTGCGCAGTATGGTGCCAAGCGCCATTTCCCAATTCCCAACTTTGGAAAGGCTTTCTTGTTTGGCCAATGCTTGTTTCTTCGCCGCTGCGTCGAAAAAGCTTTTCGGTTTTTCTCGGACAGCTTGATGGGCGTTATGAACTTGTTGCTTTCTTTGCCGGTTAGTCATTTTAGACCACTTCAATATCTCGGCTTCGGATTGGCTTCTGACCGGTACTTGGAATTTAACGAGGACATGCCGAATAGTGCCTCTGTTGACGTTGAAGTACTGAGCAACGGCATTTTCGGATTCTCCCGCCATGTACATTTTGACAACCCGATCAGTATCTATAAAACAGCGGTTCATGACCACCTCGTATACACGATTGAGACAGAAGAAGGATTTTATAATGCAGGTGGAATTATAGCACAGAACTGCCGCTGCTATCTGGAGACCAAAATAGACTTTATTGCTGTTGAGAGGGCGGCGTGAAATTCGCAGATCAAGTGACCAAGCACACAGAAACCTACCGCAAGCGCTTACGTGCGACCGCGCGCGAAGCTGTACAGGACACCGTGGACATAGCCCAGAAAATGCGCGGTGAGGGCGGCAGGATGCGAGTGGAAACCGGATTTCTAAGGGCGTCAATTCAGGCAGCGATTGGATACATGCCGTCCGGTCCTACCACCAATGACGAAGACCAGAATTACCCAGAAGGGACCATTGTTGCTGGTGAAGCCGTTTCCGTCACGTTGCTAAAATGGGACCCGGCCACAGAACATTTGTTTGTCGGGTGGACCGCGAATTACGCCAGACCGCGAGAGTACAATGATGGATTTTTGCGTGGAGCAGTTGAGCAATGGCCTGCTACTGTCGAAGCGGCAGCGAAACGGGTTAAAGCGCAAATATGATAACTGGCATAACCAGAGTTCGGAATGAGTCTCTCATCATCAAGGACACATTGACACATTTCCTGAAATTCTGCGATAGGGTCATTTTGTACGATGATGCCAGTGATGATGGTACTGCGGAGATTGCTGAAACCTTTGGGAATGTGGAGGTAATACGCGGGAAGACTTGGCTTGAAGACAGGCCTGCGGAGGAAACGAGACACCGCAAATTACTGCTGGAGCGAGTAAAAACATTCTGGACGCTATGCTTTGATGCCGATGAAAGGTTAGTTGGAGAGTTGCCTGATCTGTCTGCTGACGGGTACAAGTTCAGGTTGTTTGACGGGTACATGACACCGGCACGCAATGAGCCCTATTTAGGCGGCGCACTGGAAGACTTGCCGCGTCAATGGGGGCCTGAATATCGGGATATCCTCATGTTGTTCAGGACCGCTAAGGCTGTTTATGTTGGCCCTGACAGAAGGGAACCCATTCTGCATGGAAGAATTGAACTGGCTGGGATTAGAGTGAAGCATTACGGAAAATGTCTTTCTGCAAAGCACTGGGAAGACACCTGCGATTATTACGCTGCCTGCTGGCCAGAGCCCTATAAGACGAAATGGGCGGAAAGGCGAGGAAAGGCCATTCATACATCAAGCGATTTTGGCAGGGACTTGTACTATTGGGAAGAATTGGCTTCTGTGGAGTGTAAATTGTGAGCGTGTCCTATGTGGTGCCGGTGTGGAGGGAAGAAACCTGGGAGAGTGTAGCCAAGCCTTGGATTGTAGAGCAGGTGAAGAGCTTTGATGCAGAATTGATTGAAGTGCGCGGCGCGAGCTCCATCTTCTGCGCAATGGAAGAAGGAAGGCAGAGAGCAAAGCACAGACACATCATGTATGTGCATGATGATGTAAGGCTGATTACTCCAATGGATTTGACGCCTAACATTTGTGCTGCTTTCGAGAATTTTCCCAAACTCGGGCTGATTGGTCCGGTTGGAAAAGTGCAGAAAAAGCGCGTGCCGTGGTGGTTGAATGCCGGGCCTTATGTCGGCCATTACTGTCGGCGCGGGAATAGTAACGAGTTGGTCTATCAGTATGCCGATGAAACTGGAGCATCGAAGTTTCGCAGTGTTGACGAGAACAACTCGACAGATTTTGAAGAGCCGTGCTGGAATAAATTTGCGGTTGCAGGCCTGGTGGACGGATTTTATTTAATTGAACACGCTGATCGGATGAATGTCCCGTGGGATATAAAAACCTACGGTGAGGAGTGGCACGGGTACGACATGGACAGGTGCTGGCAGGCCCACAAGCTGAAACTTGATGTGATGGTGCCGGATTGGTTGTTTTTGCATGACAACGCAGGCCATGCCGGGTACAAGGGGACGAATCCTGCAAAAATCCACGGCAAGGATCAGGCAAACCGGCAGATCAACAGTGAAGGGGACAAGTTGTGGCTGGCTGATCTCGACAGAGTGAACGTACGTGTACGCAGAAAATGGAATGTCCGATGAGAATTTTAATCTGTGCCAAACACTCTCCAGAAGGAAACAGGCCAATTGGCGGTGTGCAAAGCTGGTGTCGTACGGTAGGGGCCGAACTTGTTCGTCTTGGTCACGAGGTCGTTTTCTGGCAGCCGGGGCAGAGGGCATCCGGAATATTCGATGCAGGGATTGTTTCCAACTACCCTGATACAAAGCCGGTCTTGCGATTGTGTAAAAAGTATCTGGTAATCAGCCATGGGATCATAGCGCCAGAGCGACCGTCAGCGATATACGCGGCCTTCACTTCTGAGGGGGTGCGCGATTTCTGGCAGGGAACGGGGCCTGTTATAAAGCAGCCAATTGATTTGGATTTCTGGTCCCCTGAGGAATTACCGAAAAAATATTTAACCAGATTCAGTTATCGAGATGGCCTTGATTTTGTGCCCGCAATAGCGAAAAAGATGGGTCTTGAGTTTCGCCATTTAAAAAATTCCTCCCCGGAGGAGGTAAGGGAGATTTTGAGACAGTCGGCTTGTGTTTTGGCCACTGGTAGAGCGGCGCTGGAAGCTATGGCATGTGGTATCCCGGTGGTGATATGTGATCACCGCAGAACTTATCAGGGTCCGCTGCTCGACAGGGATACGCTCGGAAGTATGGCGCGGAATTATTCCGGTCGTGGCGGAATTGAGCCGACTGTACATAACGTGGAATTTGCGATTCGCGCCGCCATTGAAACGGGAAGTTTAAGGTTCCACGTGGAACAAAACCATGACGCACGTGTGATTACCGAGCAGATACTGTGCCGGTGTTCATAATCACTCCCACGGGGGCAAGACCGGAAGGCATGAGTCTGCTGGGTGAATATCTGAACAATCAAACCTACCAGGGTGCGATCCAGTGGATCATTGTCGATGACTGCGATCCGCAGACCAGAATTCCGGCAGTGAGGAGCGGAATCGACGTTGCTGTTATTCGTCCGGCGTGGAGATGGAAGGCAGGTATGAATACACAGGCCAAATGCCTGAGTCTGGCGCTTGAGAATGTCTCCTCTGAAACGAAACTGCTTGTTCTGGAGGATGATGATGCCTACTTACCTGATTACATCCAGACGATGATGGACGCCTTGGAAGAGGCTGATTTGGTAGGGGAAAGAGTCTCCCGCTATTACAATGTACGGACAAAGCGTTACAAAGACATGCCGAGCGTCTCTCATTCGTCATTGGCGTGTACGGCCATGACCGGCCCGGCCATCGGGCTGTTTCAGGAAATTTGCAGAAGAGGCAGTCGGCACATCGATATGGATTTATGGAAATCATTCAGAGGAAGGAAAAAGTTGATCGATGCCGAAAATGTGGTCGGTATCAAAGGGCTTCCCGGCAGGTCTGGTATTGGTGTTGGGCATAGAAGTCATTTCGGCAATCCCGATTCAGAGGGAGCGGTATTGCGAAAGTGGCTTGGCGAGAAAGCATCGTCTTATGAGCAGTTCTGAAACGTGGTTTATTTTTGCGACAGGCCCCTCGTTTCGGAGGGAGGATGCTGAAAAGGTCCGGTGGTGCAAAACGGTTGCTGTCAATAACGCCGTGTTCTATACCCCGTGGGCTGATATCCTATATGCCTGCGATGCAAAATGGTGGATGTGTTACGGGGCAAAGCTGGGATTCTTTAAAGGGAAGCGTTATTCCTTTCAGAGAGTCACGAGAGTAGAGCGGTTTTATCGACAGAAAGGATTTCCAAGCATTGCAGGTAACTCGGGAAATCAGGCCATCCAGTTGTTGGCCTCTTTTGGAGTGAAGCGGATCGGCTTGCTGGGTTTTGACCACCGGCATTCGGAAGGGAAAAGACATTGCCATGCCGACCATCCAAAAAGGCTGGGTAATGCAGGGAGTGTTGATGCATGGCCCGGCCTGATGGAGCAAACAGAACGAGTGTTAAAGAAGCAAGGGATAGAGGTTATAAACTGTTCCCGAGAGACCGCAATCAAATGTTTCCCAAGAATGACAGTGGACGAATTTAATGAGCACTACCGAAATACTTGATGCATGCTTGGACAGACTGGAGGAGTTTGACCACTCTCCTCCTTTGCCTATTGCATGGCCTGGCATCGAGATCGACCCGCCGGAGGATGGGATGTGGCTGGATGCTCTGAACTTTCCAAACCAGCCGCGTGATCTTGCATGGGATAATGATTCCTGCCATGACACATTTGGATTTTTTCAGGTGAGAGTTTATTATCGGCCATCCGTTGGACAGGTAGTACCCTCCACGGTTGCTGATTTACTAATAGATCATTTTCCAAAGGGCCTTGTCCTTGGGCCTGTGAGAGTAAGACAGCGGCCTTGGCAAAGTCCAGCAGTAACTTTGCCGGACAAGCTTTATATTCCTGTCACCATCCGGTGGCGCGGAATAACGCAGTAGCTTTAATGTAATTCGTTCCCCGAACAAACTCAATTTTGTCGGGCTTCCTTAAAATCTTTTAATAGGAGGCTATGACATGCCTGCATGTGAAATTACAAACTTTGGCGGCACGTTCGCCATTTCCACTACTGAGGTTGGGTGTGACGATCTTGCCCTCAGTGACTTTACCGCACTGACCTATGCCGCCGTCCCGAATATGGGTACTCACGGGGATACTGGTGTTTCCCAGAATCTGGTGAGCTATTCGACGTGGGACAGGAATGTTACCAGAAAAGGCAAAGGCGAAGCTGACGCCCAGAACCCGCAGGTCGAGTTTTTGGATACAGAGAGCGCCGGCATGGATTTGATGCTGCTCGCGGCAGATGTGGATAACCAATCCAACTATGCTTTCCGTATCGTCTGGCCGGACAGCAGCACCGAATACAATCGCGGCCTTGTAACAGGTCCGATGCGTATGAAGGGCGGCAATGAAGACTTCAAGCGCTTGCAATTCACGCTTGGGCTGCAGCAGCCTCCTGTAATTGTCGAAGGCAGTAGCACGTAAACAATTGTTTTAATCAATCAAAGGAAATCAATATGACAGACCTTAACACCATTCGGGCAGAGGATCGCTCTGCCCATCTTTTACACCCAAAAACTGGCG